CGAACCAGCGAGGAAGTAACCAGAGAACCGTGCATCGCACTGAACAGAGAACCACCGAAGACACCAGCAACTCCAAGCATGTGGAAGGGGTGCATCAGGATGTTGTGCTCTGCCTGGAACACAAGCATGTAGTTGAAAGTACCAGAGATACCAAGAGGCATCGCATCAGAGAAAGAACCTTGACCGAAAGGATAGACCAGGAATACTGCGCTAGCAGCAGCAACAGGTGCGCTGTAAGCAACACAGATCCAAGGACGCATACCTAGACGGTAGGAAAGTTCCCACTCACGACCCATATAAGCATAGATGCCGATGAGGAAGTGGAAGACAACGAGTTGGAAAGGACCACCGTTGTAAAGCCACTCATCTAGGGAAGCAGCTTCCCAGATAGGATAAAAGTGCAGTCCAATAGCATTGGACGAAGGAATTACAGCACCAGAGATGATGTTGTTTCCGTACATGAGTGAACCAGCAACAGGTTCACGGATTCCATCGATGTCTACAGGAGGAGCACCGATGAATGCGATGATGAAACAAGTCGTAGCAGCAAGCAGGCAAGGAATCATCAGAACGCCAAACCAACCCACATAGAGGCGGTTGTCGGTTGAAGTTACCCAGTTGCAAAATTGTTCCCAAATATTCGATTGTGATTTTTGACGTGAAATTGTAGCAGTCATTTTTTTAAACAGTTAGTAAGACCATCAGGGAAATGGTGGAGTTACTATGCTCCCGCCACCCTCAGGCGGGATATGAGAGACGTTTTTATACACCCATAGGTCTCGGTTAGCGGGTGTTTGACAATGTTAAAAGAACCTTAAGTTCCGCAACATTTGTTCATGTATTTATGATAGCATGGCACCCCCACCCTGTCAACCCCCCTCAAGAACTAAATAAAAGTAGTGTTCGTCACAAAAAAATGAAAAGACTCTTTTTAGCCTTTTCGTTATTCTTCACCACTCCCACTTTTGCCGCTGAAATCACAAATAAGATCGTTGACTCTGTACAATTAGGTGTTCAGGGTGCTGCGGTACAATCAAATAGAGTAGGTGCATCCTACTCAGTATCAGGTACAAATATTAACGTCACAACTCTTGGTGGAGTTGGTGGCGCAGGTTCATATAATATTAATACAAACGGTCAAGCATTTAGTTTCTCTGAAGCATCAATCACTGCAGATACTGTTGTCACCACTCAGTCAGCAGCTTCTGGAACAATTGCATCACCAAATCTCTACAGTGACTCCACCACTCAGTTAGGTGGTTCTGCAGGTACTCTTGCAGGTACTCTCAGTGGAACTGGTGTTCCTACTATCACCGCTGGTGGACCTGGATCAACTGGAACTGCACAAAGAACAGTTGAATTGAGCGTATTCAAGTGAAACATATAACTCCCGTTTTGCTGCTTGCAACGGGACTTATATCTCCCTGTTATGCAGCACCAGTCACTCCCAACTTCACGAGTGGCACAATTACTTCTGAAACGAAAACTCGCACTGAAGTGATTGAAGTTATTAAACAAATAGAATATACCACTGGAACATCTTATACAGTTACTGGTACTAATATTAATATACCTGGTCGTCCACAACCAGGTACGAACTATACCATTATCAATCAAGGTGCTCCGTTCCAGTTTAGTGAGACTTATCTGACTCCTGGAATTGCAAAAGAGACATGGATAGATCGAAAAACCATAGAAGATTCAGTAACAAACAGCACATCAGTATTTACGCAGTAGTTCTTTTATTAGGAACTACTGCACATGCTCAACAAGCACCATCAAATACAAATATAGCAGGACCTTCAGCATCTGCGACTGGCAATGTCACAAACCAGGCCGTTCAGGTACTACAAGGTCCTTTTGCTGTGAATACTTATGGTGGAGGTGTATCATGCCAAGGTTCAACATTTAATATTCAAACTTTTGGATACAACAGTCTTTCCAATAACACAGATCCAACATCATATCAACAAAACTCCCTGAATACGGGAATATCTGCCGGAATCTCAATTCCCATAGATGGTTCATTACAAGAACTATGTAAACAAAGAGTTCGTACAGAGATTGCAAGACAAGACGCAGAAGCAGCAAAGGCAAGACTTGACTTTGAATTAGTAAGACTATTGAAATGTGGAGAAGCAAAAAAAGGTGGAATTGACTTTCATCCCACAAGTCCATATGCAAAAGTATGTTCCGATGTCATCATACAACCACCTAAAATTGTTACAATTGACCCGGTGGGTTCAATAAATACTAAGTTACCAACTGTACAAATAAATGGCCAAGTCCGCAAATAAAGGAAAGAAAGGATCTGCTGGTGGAAAGCAATCCAAACAAAATTCTGGTAATGCAACTGCAAAAAAAGCAAAAAACGGTGGTAAGAAAAAGTGATCGAACTATTATTAGTTCTTTTCATAGGTAATATAATTACAAACGTAAGAATTGATAATATTAATTGCAAATCAAATTATGTTGGTGATAATACTGACGGAGATGTAGGAATTATTTACTTGTGCAAAAATGGCAAGAGAATGGAACACCCCGATTCGAGAACCTTGGAATCCAGTAATTAAAAAATGTCTTGATGCTATAGATGAGCATATCAAGAATTACACAAAAACTGGAGATGACTGGCACTTATCACAAGCGGAAACATTAAGAAAATATGTAAAGGATTTGAAAATTTGGATTCATAAAGAAGAGGGAAGAGAATGAACGTATTTCCTTGGGGAGTATTAATTATTCTTGGTTGTGGTCTTTCTTTTACTCTTTATGTAATTTACTATATACTAAGATTAGCACATGAGGAAATGAAAGATGAAGAAAAAAAGTAATCCAACATTCGGGAATGGTGATAAAAGAAAAGCAACTGGTCAGTGCCGTACCAATAAACAAAAAATGGCATCAAACGCAAGAAGAAAACCAGGAAAGAAAAAATGAAACACCTAGCACTTATTTTATCCACAACAAGTTTAGTCATTAGTGGAGCACTTTGTTATGGTGCTTATGTGACTTATAAAAAAGCAGAAGCAATCTTAAACAATCCAGAACAGTTTGTAAGTAAGGTTGTAGAAAATCAGGTCAATAAAGCATTTGAAAAATTACCTATTCCCAAACTAAATACTGAGAAGTTTAAATTACCTTTCTAATGGCTGACAAAGATCCTTACGTTTATAGAATACGCTCAGTTCATAAGGTTGTAGATGGCGACACTATTGATGCTGATATTGATCTTGGTTTTGATATCTCCCTTACTAAGCGAATTCGTCTTGCTGGTGTCGATACCCCAGAGAGTAGAACAACTGATGCAAAAGAGAAAGCATTGGGGTTGGAAGTCAAAGAGTGGCTCAAAGAAAGATTGAACTTTGCCAAAGATATTCTAATTAAGACTGAACTTCCAGATAGCACAGAAAAGTATGGTCGTATCATTGGTCATCTTTATATTAATGGAGAAGCAACCTCAATCAACAATCAAATGATTGCTGAAGGATATGCCTGGGAATATGATGGTGGCACAAAGAAAAAAGATTTTGATGCTTTAGCAGCAAAGAGGAAAAAATGATTTACTTTAATATCGTTAGATTATTCCTTATTGTTTGGAGTGCCTGCATGATTTCTGCAGTGGAATCCGTTGCTATTCGTAGTGAAGGAATGGTTGAGTTAGAATCTACAAGCAAAGAGGCATATGCCAAGGTTCTGACTCTTGCTGTAGGTTCATTTCTTGGTGATGCTGCTTTTCATCTAAGGAAAAAAAATGACTCAAACAATACAAAAGTCTAAAGAACAAGAAAAGGAAAAGAAAAAGGAATCAAGATTTAATAACTTTCTTCTTGATTCCTTGTACAATATACTTGCTTATATACCAGCAGCAATTATTAGTTGGTTTGTTTCAAATATAGATTTTTAAAAAGATAATTTTGCTGAAAGTTTTTTAGCAATTTTTTGGGCAGGGGCAAAGAGAGGTTTGAATCTCTTCTGCCCCTCTTTTGTGAATTTATTTGAAATTACATCATCAATAATGATCTTATTATCAATCTCATACAAAGCATTAATTTCAACTTGGTCACGGATGTATTGCTCCACATTATCCGTTTGACCAATCATTTTAGTTCCTTCGGCAGAATACTCAAAAATATCAATATGACCTTCTTCTGCTAAAACATAATGCAGAACTGGTTTAACTTGTTTAATTTTGATTTTAAACTTATTCTTAGTTGCCTCTTTAATTAATGGTTCTGCTGCGTTCTTAAGGGCATTGAGTGTCGTTGTTGCCACCATTGTAGCAGCAGTTGTAACTACCGCGACAGCACCTGCCGTAGCAACAAGAGAAGGATCAGGTAGATTAATATCGGTTCCAAGAACTGTAAAAGTTGGTTGAGGTTTATCTGCTGGAATTTCAGCAATGGGAGTTTGAGAAGGGGGGGTTTGAACAACCTGAGGCAATTGAGGGGGGGAGGTATTAGGTAGTCCTCTGGGTTTATCAATTTCCTGTTGTTGTTTTTCCTTATCTGCTTTTACTGCAGCATCAAACTCTTCCTGAGTTGGAACATCAATCACAGGATAATCTAAAGTAAAGTTTGGCACTTCAAAAATAGGAAGTGCCAAACTCTTTGTAACTGGAGGTCTAAGTGAATTAGATTGCCCTAGACGATCTACTATAGTCTGGGGTATCTCCTGGATCACAGTTTGGGCAACCCTCAGTTGGGGTACTTGCGACTGCGATATCTGCTGGAGGTTCTGGTTCTGGAGTTGGTTCAACTCCTGTGATTTCAGGTTCTCTACGAGGTTGATCTCCATCTTTATCATCTCCTTTCTTCAGAGTATCAACTCCAAAGGTTGCTGCTGCAGCAGTGAATACCGTAGCAATAAAAGTTGGATCCATTTTCGCAAGAAGACCTGCGTATGATGCTGTGAGTAGAGCAGCACTCCAACTCAAAACTGTAATTCTAACGATAGTACTCATACATTGTGCCTTTTTTTGAGGTGAATCGCTCATTATCCTATGAGTGAAGTTTCTTATATATTTAGGATTAGAATCTAAATTTAACTTTAACTGCTGCTGAATTGTTTATTAAACCATCAGCAACAGAGTGAGTTCCTTCTACATATAAAACTTCTTTAACATCAATACCAGCAGTAGCACTGTATGAATTATCGGTAGCATAAGAACCTTCAACACTTACACCAATTACATCTTTCTTCTTACCACCAAAACGAGTTTCAAGTTTGAGGCCTGCTTCACCAACGTGTGTGGTTTGATTGACTGCTGATA